TTATTGTTTAAATATAATGGCACAACTGTATTTAAGTTAGGATCTAACGGTGCAGTAACATCAGCAAATAATATAACAGCGTTTGGAACAAGTTTATAATGGCAGCATTACAAGCATCTGGAGCCATATCACTTCAAGATATTGAAGAACAATATAATCCCGGAACGAACTTACCAAGTCGAGGATTAAGTGAGTTCTATCTTGGTGGTTCATTGGTTCGTGCTAATGCTGGTAATAATTCTGCTACAAATATGTCGGCTGGTGTTCCTACTTCTGGAACAATTTCATTTAATGATTTCTATAGTAAAGAAAGAGCTTTTAAAAAGACATTTAGTGATGGCGATACAAATCAAAGTGCAGATACTATTTTTGGTGATGACTTTGAAGTAGATTATCCAAAACAACTTGTAGTAGGTTCAGGAGATACTGTTGGGTCAACCAGTACATCTAATGCTGCTTTGACAATAGAAAGTAATGGTGTTGGTTCTATAACTGTTACAAACGAGGGTAGTATCGAGGGTGCTGGTGGAGCAGCAGGAGCAGCAGGTGGTAATGCTCTTGAAGTTGCTGGAAGTGTTGCAGTTACACTAGTTAATAATGGTACGATCAAAGCTGGTGGTGGCGGTGGTGGTACTGGAGGCACTGGTGGTAATGGTGTTTATACTGCTAATGCCACTTTTTCAAATGTAACCGATGTTGGTGGTGGAGCTTTTGGAAATTACAACACACCACAAAATAATATGCCTAGCTGGATGAACTCGATATATACAGGTGGTGGTGATTTAGATGGACAAGGCGTTGTTGGTGATAGACGTTGGAAAGGAATAAATGGACAATACGCAAGACTTGGTGTGGGTACATCTACCCAGTTTAGAGTGAATCATGGTGGTGGTGCAGGAGATGGTTTCAACGGAAACTGTGCGAACAGAGGACCAATGTACATATCAGCACAAACAAATACAACAGGCGTTTATACTGTTTCTGCCTCTATTAGTTCTCAATATGGTAGTGGTTATGGAACACCAACTTTGTCTGTAAGCACAAGCACATCAAGTAGTGGTACTTTGTTTCAAAGTAGTGGTTCTGCAAATTTAACAGCTTCTACAACAACATATTTTACTTCTTATGGCACAACCTCTAATAATAAAGATTATTATTATAACAGTCTAAGTTTTTCTGTTTCTGGAACTTGTTTAGCAATACAAAGTGGCACTTCTGGTGGAGCAGGTGGTGTTGGTCAAGGATATAATCAATCTGCTGCATCAGGTTCAAGTGCTAGTGGTGCATCTAATAACGCTGGTGCTGGTGGAACAGGCGGTGCTGGTGGAGCATTTGGTGCATCAGGATCAACTGGATCAACAGGCAGTAATGGTAGTGGATCAAGCGTAAGTTTCCCATCTTCTGCACCAACAAATGGATCAAGTGGTAGTGCTGGTGGAGCATCTGGTAAATCAATACAAGGTGTAAGTAATGTAACATCAAGTGGTAGTGGATCTTTGACTGGAGGTACAGCATAATGCCTATGACAGCTTTAAAATTTAAACCTGGAATTGTGTCTGATATTACGTCTTATAGCAACGAAGGTGGTTTTGTTGATGGCGATAAAGTAAGATTTAGATTTGGTTTTCCAGAAAAGTTTGGTGGTTGGGAGAAGTATAGTCCTAATCAGTATCTAGGCAGTGCTAGAAGACTACATAACTGGGTAGCTCTTGATGGTTCTGACTTTATGGGTATTGGCACACATTTAAAATACTACATAGAAGAAGGTCAAACTTTCAACGATATCACTCCAATTAGAACTACTACAAGTGCAGGTGATATAACTTTTGCCGCTACAAATGGATCAACCACTATAACTGTTACAGATCCAGCACATGGTGCTAATGAAAAAGACTTTGTTACATTTTCTGGTGCAACAACTTTAGGTGGTACAATTACAGATACAATATTAAATGCAGAGTTTCAAATCGCATCTATTATAAGTTCTAATGCTTACACAATCACATCAAGTGTTGCGGCTAACTCTTCTGATACTGGTAATGGTGGATCTAGCGTTGTAGGTGCGTATCAATTGAATGTTGGTTTAGATGTAACAGTCGGTGGAACTGGTTGGGGTGCAGGTCAGTGGAGTGGTACAACCTCTGGTGCTTTGGCAACCCAACTTAATGAAGCTTTAGACGCAAGTGAAACTGCAATAGATGTAGACAGTGCAACAGGCATCACAGCCGGTGATCTGATACTAATAGAAGAAGAACTGATTACGGTTGGCACAATAAATTCTAACACTTTAGGCACGGGTGGAGGTCCATCAACCAGAGGTGCAAGTGGTACAGATGCAGCCACACACGCAGACAATACTCTTGTTAGATTAGCAACTGGTAATGCAGATTCTGCAAATGACTTTGTTGGATGGGGTAATGCAGCAAGTGTTACGACCCCTGGAGCACAGATTAGATTATGGTCACACGATAATTTTGGAGAAGATTTAATTCTCAATGCAAGAGATGGTGGTATATTTTACTGGGATAAAACAAACGGTTTAGGTAACAGAGCCGTAGAACTTAGTGCTACAAGCACATATTCTGGAGAAACGAGTGTACCAACTATTGCTAAACAAGTTCTTGTATCAGACCAAGACAGACATGTTATCGTGTTTGGTTGTGATGGATTAGGTGCAAACTCTTCTGCTACACAAGGCAATGGGGTACAAGATCCATTGTTGATACGTTTCTCCTCACAAGAAAACCCAGTAGATTTCTTTCCAACTGCTACAAATACAGCAGGTGATTTAAGGTTAGGTGGTGGATCTACCTTCGTACAAGCTGTTGAAACAAAACAACAGATACTCGTCTTCACTAATAAAACACTACACGCTATGAAGTTTATAGGTCCACCATTTACGTTTGGTCTTCAAGAACTATCAAAGAACATAACTATTATGAGTCCTTTTTCTGCTGTTGCTGTTGAAGACGCAGTGTTTTGGATGGGTGTTGATACATTTTATGTTTACTCTGGTGGTCAAACAATACAATTACCATGCACAGTAAAAGATAAAGTATTTTTAGATTTTAATTTTGCAGAGCGTGATAAGGTTCATGTAGGTGTTAACTCAGAGTTTAGTGAGTTATTATGGTTTTATCCGTCTTCTGCTGGTACGCAGATAGATAAGTATGTTGCCTATAATTATTTAGAAAAAGTTTGGTATTATGGAACACTAGCAAGAGACGCATGGATTGACAGAGGTATAAGAAATCTGCCACAAGCTACTGGCAATCAGTATCTTTACAATCATGAAGTAGGATTTGATGATGATGGATCTGCTATGACATCGTTTATTGAATCATCAGCTATCGACATAGGAGATGGTGATAAGTTTGTATCATTGAAGCAAGTTATACCTGATATTACATTTAATGGTTCTACAAGCGTTAACCCTGATGTATCATTTACTATGAAATCAAGAAATAATCCTGGTGCTAATTTTAATCAAACTACAGAAAATACAACACAAAGATCTGCAACAACTCCAGTAGAACAATTTACACAAAAGTTAGATTATCGTTTACGAGGTAGGTCTTTTGCTTTAAGAATAGATTCCACATCACTGGGGACAAAATATAAATTAGGTACACCAAGAGTAGATGTTAGAGTGGATGGTAGACGCTAATGTTAATAACTAGTATTCCTCAATATATTCAAGGTATTACAAACGCAAAGGTAGATTTAACTACAACAAATTTAACAACTTTGTTCACAGTTCCTAGTGATGCCGATTTTAATGCAGCCATTGTAAACTCAATATTAGTATCAGAAGACAGTGGCAATGCAGATACGATAACAGTAACTTTAACCGATACAGCAGGAGCTGTCTTTAGTCTGTTCAAGGTAAAAGCAATAGGAGCAAATACAACTGTAGAACTACTTACAAAAGATTTAATATTGCAAAGTGGAGAAATATTAAAAGTTCAAGCAGCAACAGTAAATAGATTGCATGTTGTGGCTAGTATACAGGAGTTATCTAAAACAAGAGTAACAACAAGTGCATTGTCAAGAATTTAAAAGGCGTATAGACGAATTTGTTAAAATAAGATAAGGTAACAATATGAGTTTAGGTAGATTTTTAAAAAAAATAGCTCCAATAGCTTTAACTGCCGTTGCAGGACCTGCCATAGGACAAGGATTAGGTGCCTTGTTTGGGCCTGCTGCACAAACTGCTTTGGCGAACAATCCATTTTTAGTTAGAGCTGGACTTGGATTTGTAGGATCAAAAGCTTCTGGTCGTAAAAGTAAAGATGCTCTAAGAGATGCTTTAATATCAAGTGCAGTTGGTACAGCATTAGATAGTTTTACTGGAACCGAAAATGTTGCTTCAGATGTTGCAAAATTTAGAGCAACACCAAAAGATCAAAAACTACCTTTTGCCATGACAAGAAGCGAACAAACTATTGGTGGTGGGGCATCACCAATAAGTGGTAAACCTCCTATTGAACAAGCAAAAGATGCAATACAAGGTGTTAGCCCTAAAACATTTAGTGGAGAGTTATTAAGAGCAGCTGGAGTTGCAGACGATAATTTATTTGCAAAATTATTAAATACAAGGCTTGGCGAGGGCTTAACTGCTGGTTTGATAGCACAGTTATTAGCTGGTGATGATGATGAAGAAAGACCTCGTGAATTTGAGCAAAGACCATTCGGCTTTGGTGGGCCAGGAGGTCAACTTGGTGGTATAAGATTTGCAGCAGATGGTGGTTTAAGTGATCCCATGAGTTTTCCAAGACGTAATGGTGGCATAGATCCATCAGAAGGCTCTGGAACAAAAGATGACGTACCTGCTATGTTGATGGCGGGTGAGTTTGTTTTGACAAAGGATGCAGTAAAAGGTTTAGGTGATGGAAACCAAAGAAAGGGAATACAAAGAGCCTATGATATGATGGATAAACTAGAGGCGAGGGCGTAATGGCAAACGGCACAGTTACATATGAAAATATACAAAGATTACCACCTTTTCTTGAAGGTTTGCAAAAAAGACTATTGCAAACAGGATTTGGTGTTTTTGATGGCGAAGATCAAACCACCCCTGGCTTATTAGATAAACCACTAGGTTTACCAGGAATACAGATTGCTGGTGCAGATCCCTTAACAACAAGGGCATCAGAGTTAGGTGAACAAATGGTCGGCACTGCAAGGCCTTTTCTTGAGGGTGCAAGAGATCAAGCGTTAGCTGGACAACAAGCAATTACAAGTGGTCTTGCCTTCTTGCAACCAGATAGCATACAAAAATTTCAAAATCCTTTTCAACAACAAGTAATTGATGTTGCATTAAATGAATTAGACAGACAAGCAGCACAACAAAGATCAAGAGCTGATGCCGCAGCCGTTGGTGCTGGTGCGTTTGGTGGATCAAGACAGGGTGTGCAAAGAGCAGAAGCAGATAGAGGATTACAACAAGTAAAAGCAGATACATTATCAAAGTTGTTGGCAAGTGGCTTTGGACAAGCATTAAAAGCCTCACAAGAGGCAGGTAGATTATCGGGTGGTCTTGGACAAGCCTTTGGTACTTTAGCAGGCACTACAAGTGATGTAGGGCGTTTGCAACAAGCATTGGGTCAAGCAGATATATCTCAATTAACACAATTAGGTGCTTTAAGACAAAGACAACAACAAGCAGAGCTAGACGCTCAAAGAGCGAACTTGTTACAACAAGCACAAGAGCCTTTTACTAGATTGCAATTAGGACAAAACTTGTTACAAGGTATGCCTAGTGCAAGTATTCCGTCAACATTTACACAAGCTACACAACCCGCCGCTAATCCGTTTTTACAAGGAATAGGTGCTTACACTACACTATCACAAATAGCACCATTTAGTGGTGGTCCTACAGCGAACAGAGGATAAGATGGCAACACCTCCAAAAAGAATAGGATTAAGTCAAGTTGAAATAGTTTCACCCGAGTTAAGAAAAGCTTTGGGTATTACAAGACCAAGAAATGTTAAAGAAGCACAAGAAATGGGTAGTAGACCTACTGGTTTAGGAACGCTTTTTTTTCCTGAAAGTAAAATACAATCTGCACAAGCAAGAACAATAATGGGTGGTAGCCCAACTAGTGGTGGCATATCTCCTGGATTTGCACAAGCCGTAACTGGCATACCAACTGGCTTGGATCAAGATGCACAAACAACTTTAATGGGTTTAGCTGGAATGTTGCCCGAACCAAGACCAGCAGACTTAATGAAACAACAACAAGTACAAACACAGCAAGATGATTTTAGTGATTTAGCACAATCAAAAATAATTAATGATCAATTATCAAGTATAGAAGAAGATGTGGCAGCCATAGATAAAAGTGGCGTACAAAACATAATTGGACCTGAAGAGGATGTTGTTGGAATACAAGAAGAGGCAGACGAAACTGAAAAAGAGAATCTTACTGCGGCTCAAGAAGCCACAAAGACAGCACTTCAAGAATTTTTAAAAGCGTCTGGAAAAGGATCTGAAGCCAAAGAATTTAAAGACTACATTAACGAATTTGGTGAAGCTACTGGTTTAGATATATCAGGTGATCCAGATACAAAACAAGCATTAATGTCTTTTGGTCTAGCACTTATGCAAAACAGAGCTGGAAAAGGTTTTGATATTAGCAATATATTAAGAGCGACGGGAGAAGCTGGAGAGGCGGCAATGCCCGACTTCAGAAGAGCAGTTGCAGAGGCAAAAGCAACTAGGGCAAAAGCTGGTGCATTTGCTTTAAGTAGAAAAAAAGAAGATCAAGAAAAAGCACAAAAAAGATCACAATATCTTATTATACCAAAAGGAACTGGAGGCATTAAAGGAACTCTAAACAATCTTGGTAAAGGAAACTTAGCAAATTTAAACAGTTTTCAACTTAACAATTTGTTAAACACAGATAGTTTTAATGAGCAATTTGAAATACTGCCATTAAGTGATAAACTTTTAGAAAGTTTTACAAAAACAAAAGATTTTGGTGAAAAATATGTAGGTAAATATTCTGATTTTAGTCTATTTAAAGATGCACCTGATGATTTAAAAATTAGTGTTAATATGGTTAATCCTAATTATAAAGGCACTGATTTACCCGAGAAAGGTTTTTTTAATCCAAATCAATATGGCATTTACTTTAATAGGCTAAAAAGAATGGATGATGGATTAACAAGAGTAGAAGATCAATTGAATACTGTCTACAATCTTGCTGAGCAAGGTGAGTTACAAACTCAAGATCAAATTTCTGATGCAGCGACATCTTTTGCGAGGGCGTTTGGTTTAAAATTTGGTAAAAATGAAACCACAAACACTGCAAAAGTAAAATATATTTTGCGATCACTTGCGGCAAAAAATGCTCCAGCGATTTTACAAGAAGCTGGAAAAACTATATCTGATGCAGATAGACAAAGAGTTGAGCAAATTGTTGGTCAATTAGGTTTAATTGAAGACCCCAAAACATTACAAAATGCTTTGAAAGAGGTATATGAACTGATTGTAGTTGAAGGTAAAAGAAATGTGCAAGAAGGTTTAACAAATTTAAATTTTTATGCAAATAAATCTGCACCGAAAAAACAAAGCACATATGTTGATGTTGTGGGTGGTAGTGATGGTATATTTGATGTTAGAAGAAGTGGTACATAAATGGCCGTAATTAAAGTTCGAGATCCTAATAGTGGTGATATTAAAAAATTTAGAATTGAGGGTGATACTCCGACGGATCAAGAAAAACAAAATATTTTAAATGTATTTAATCAAACTCAACAAACCACACCAGAACTTGGTGTTATCAGAGGTTTAGGAACACAGTCAAAGCCACAAACTTTGGGTGAGCAAGTTGATCAAGAAATACAAAAAGATTTTGATACTACGACTGGTGTAAGTAACTTTAGTCTTAGAGCGGCGTTGTCTGTTGCAGAAAACGATGAAGAAGAAGATGCAATCATGGCAAAGCAAGGTTTTACTAGTGATGAATTTACTAGAGATAAAAGAGGTAGACTTGCCTTAACACCAACTGGAGCATCTAAATTAGGCATTAACACAGAAAAAAACATTATCATTGATGAAGAGGGATTTAGTGCATCAGACTTCACAGATTTACTAGGTATTGTACCTGAACTTGCTGGTGGTGTTACTGGAGCCGTAAAAGGTGCGGCAATAGGATCTTCTTTCGCCCCCGGAGTTGGAACTTTATTAGGTGGTGCAATTGGTGCATTTGTTGGTGGTGCGTCTGGATCACTTGCAGAGGAGGCCATAGAGGGCGTTGCAGGTGTATCAGAACAAACTGCAGGAGAAATTGCTACAGATGCAGTAGTTGAGGGTGGTATTGCTGCTGGTGGTGAACTTTTGTTTGGCGTTCCAATTTTAGTTTTTAAAGGATTAGCTCCATCTGGTAAAAGATTTATCAAAGAGGCTAGTGAAGAAGAATTAAAGTTTACAGCAGAAGCAATGGAAAAGGGTTATATTCCAACAAGAACAACTTTAAAGGTGAATCCAATCGCTGCTAAACAAGAGCAATTAACAGAGTCTGTATCTGGTGTAAGTCCAAGACTAAGACAAGTTCATCAAGCAATGAAAAGGGATACTGAAAAGCTTAGGAGCATAATTGATGATGCGGCAGTCCAAGGCAGTGATAAAGAAGCAGGTGAACTTTTTATAGACTTTGCAGAAAATGCTGGATTTAGATACATAAGAGCAAAAAATGCAGCTATGAAAAACATTGGTGCTTCGGTAGAAAGAGCAGCTGAGGATATTGCAGGTAGCTTTAGAACTGGATCTACAGTTTCTGATGATCTTTATAATTTTTTAGCAGATAGTGTTAAAGCTTTTGACGATGAGGCTGCTAGACAATTTGCAACAATACAAGAGGTTACAAACTCAACTTTAGGTAAACAAAAGAATTTTATACCAACAAATAGTATTACGGATGTAAAAGAGTTAATTGAATCAAGTTTTCCAGCAAGAAACTTGGCTAACGCTGAAGATTCAATAGCACAAAAATTGTTAGATGATTTGAACGAGTTTGGCAAAAAAACTAATTTTAACCAAGTATATACCTTAAGAAAAAAATTATTAGATGTTTCAAAGTATACAGGAGATAATTTAGTTGATGTTAATATTGGTAGAACCATTGATAATTCTACAAGATTAACTCAAATATTTAAACTTGCTGGAAATAAATTAGATAACATTCTAACTGAAACAGAATTAACGGCTTTTGCAAAGGCAGCAAAAAACTTAACTAAAGCAGACGAACAAAAATTAGCTTTAGCCGCTAGAGAGTTACCAAGTGCTAGAGAGTTTTTTAAAGAGGGTATGAAACAATTTGAAAGTTTATCATCAACATTATCAATACCTAGCTTGGTTGGACTTGTTCGTGGTGCTGCAAGAACAGGAGAAGTGCCAACTGTTTCACCTGGCCTTGCAATGAAAATGGTAACGCCGGGAAGCACTAAATCTTTAAAGAATTTAAAACAAGCCATGACACAAGGTGCAAATGCACCAGGTGAGGCAGCCTATAATACAATTAAAGAAGAGATAGGAAAATCATGGTTAAGGCACACCATGCAAACAACTGGTTTTGATACAGCTACACCAAAAATATTTAAGCCAAGCGTTTTACAAAGGGAAGTTGATGAGCTTGGAGATGTTGGAAATGAATTATTTGGAGCACAAACTTACAATCAAATTAAATCTTTTGCTAGACAATTTGATGATTTGAAAATAAGCAAATTAGATGATGAAACCTTAATACAAGCTTTAGACAATGGTTTACAAGTTGGTATTAGAGATGCACTCGCCACTGCAATAGACGCTGCGAAAAAATTAAGTACATTTAAGAATTTAAAAGTTAGAAGAGGTATTGCAAATAGAAATCTTAAAGCAGATGAAGCGGCAGATGTTGTTGCAGCACCTGGCGTAACTAAGTTTGAACTTGAAGAAATTATGAGATATTACGAGGGTGATGAGGGTGCTTTAAAAACAATAAGAGGTCATTATCTTGAGTCAATGTTACAAGATGTTGGTGCTACTACTAATGCAAAACAAATGAAGGAATTAGCACTTAGAATAGAAAAAGCTGACAAAAATAAAAAGCTAAATGTAATCTTTGGTGATGATACTGGAGAGCAAATAAGAAAATTTGGTAAATTTGTTGAACTTGCGTCAAAAAATACATCAGATAGTTCATTGGTTGCTGGTGGAATCACTGCATCGTTTTTTAATAACATTGGTAAAATTTTAAGAATTACTGCTATTGGCCAAATATTTACTGGCAAAAGAGCTATTGACGATATAATTAAAGCGGGTAAAGAGGCTTCAACTGGTGGAGAAGTAGCCAAACGTAAATTTGCAGATATGGTTACTGATTACTTTAGAGTTGGTCAAGGTGTAACACAAACTATGCAAGAAGGCGTGAGAGATGCAGAGAGTCAATTAACAGCATTAGCTGAAAATACTGGAGTAACACAAGCAGTCAATCGAGGTTTAGGACAAATAACAAATCCCGTTAGAAATGTTGCACCACCAGCTGCGAACACAGCAGTAGGAAATATAGACGTAACAGACCCAGGAGTAGCTTCTGTTTTAGGTTTAAATCCATCAGATGCTGCTATAGCTGGTAGACAAATAAGAAGAAGCAACTTGATGAGACAAACACCATGAACATAGATGAGTTAAGAGAAGAGATAGCACAAGATGAGGGCAAGGTTATGTCCGTGTACCTTGACCATCTTAACCTACCCACGCTAGGAATCGGACATCTTATTAATGAATGGGATGAAGAATACGGAAAACCAGTTGGCACAGAAGTATCTGAAGAAAGAGTTAACGAACTGTTTGCAAAAGATATTCAAACAACAATATCAGAGTGTGAAGAATTGTTTGAAAACTTTGATGATTTACCAAATGAGGTTCAAAAAATTTGTGCGAACATGATGTTCAATATGGGCAGACCACGTTTAAGTGGATTCAAAAAATTTCGTGCTGCGATAGCAAACAACGACTGGCAAGAGTGTGCCGTTCAAATGGAAGACAGCCGTTGGCACAAACAGGTAACAAACAGAGCGAATCGCCTAATATCAAGAATGAGAGCGGTCGAGGGTACCTAATCCCAACGTCTTCACGTTGCTTGTAATATCATGTTTTTCATATTCTTTATCAACCATTAATCCGATCTGTTGACGTATATTTCTTCGCTCTTTATCGCAAATAGCTTTAAGTTTGTTGTAGGTTGAAACGTCTATTCCTATTGACTTGAACTTTGATGGGTCTGCCATTATACTACCTCCATGACTTATAAATACCCAATTATACCCAAAAAAACCCGAAGACCAAACAAATATTTCGCAAAAAAAACTGTGGCTATGGGATTAAAGTTTGACAGTAGATGGGAAGCAGAGCGTTGGGGTCAATTAAAATCTATGGAAAGAGCTGGTATAGTTACACAATTAGAGCGTCAAATAAAATATGAATTAAGTATTAATGATGTAAAAATATGTGATTATATTGCAGATTTTAGATACCTTCTTGAAGAAGAAGATGGGTTATCAAGATTAGTTATAGAAGATGCAAAAGGCATTCAAACACCAGAGTTTCGTCTTAAGAAGAAGATGATGAAAGCCATACACGATATAGATATTTATCTTTCTTTCAAAAAAAAATAATAAAGTTTGTTGACAACTAGGTTATGTGTGCCTATGTTATAGGTATCTAGTGTCTATTTTATATAAAGAGAAAGGAATAATTATGGAATTAGATTTTTTACATATGCCTTTGCAGGATCTATTCAAGTATCGTGAGGACTTGAAGAACCAGATCCAAGCGTTAAAGGATAAACAAGCTCATCTTAATGATGATCTTGCAATTAGGTTTGGCAACACTGCAAGAAACAAACTTGCAGATGATGGCAAAGATTATGGCTCTGTGACATTACATGAGCATGGCTATAAGGTTAAGGTTAGCTTGAGGCAAAAAGTTACTTGGGATCAAGAAGGTCTTGCACAATCTTTAATGGATATGAATGAAGATGATGCAAGGCACTATGCCAAGATTACTTATGGCATTGATGAGCGTAAGTATAACAACGCACCTCCTGCTATCAAAGCAAAACTACAAGAACACAGAACTGTGGAATTAACTGGTACATCTGTGGATATTACGGAGGATACTAATGGCTCTTAAGATTATTACTGCTGATGAGAGGTTAGCAGAGAAGCGTGGTCATAAGATTGTAGTCTGTGGTCAAAGTGGTGTAGGTAAGACAACTCTTGCCCGCACACTTGATCCAGATACTACTTTGTTTATGGACTTGGAAGCTGGTGATGCAGCTATTGAAAGATGGCCTATTGACGTTATTAGACCAAAAACTTGGGAAGAATGTAGAGATTTTGCATGTTTCTTAGGTGGCCCTAATCCAGCTCTAACACCTGAACAGCCATACTCAGTGGTTGAATACGAGAGAGTTTCACAGATGTATGGTGATTCTATTGAGATGATGAAAAAGTATGACAGCATCTTCGTGGATAGTATTACTGTAGCAGGTAGATTGTGTTTTCAATATTGTTTAGGACACCCTGATAACAAATCAGATAGAACTGGCAAGATTGATACAAGAGCCGTCTATGGTATGCAAGGTCGTGAGATGATGTCATGGCTTACTCATTTGCAACATATCAGATCTAAGAATGTTATCTTTGTTGGCATTTTAGATGAGAAGGTTGATGACTATGGTAGAACTCTGTATGAGTTACAGATTGAAGGTTCTAAAACTGGTCGTGAGTTACCTGGCATTGTTGATGAGGTAATTACTATGGCAGTTATGCCAAGTGAAGAACATGGGCCATATAGAGCCTTTGTATGTCAAACACTTAACCAATGGGGTTATCCAGCAAAAGATAGATCTGGTCAATTAGAAGTAATTGAGGAACCACACCTTGGTAAGCTATTGGCAAAAATTAGTGGTAGGTCAAGCGGAGAAAGGGATTTAAACTTCGTTGACCCTAATGCAATCAAATCTAGCGAAAAAGGAGATACTAAATGATTGATTTTAATGAAGTCCCAACTGGCGGTGGCGGTGGAGGAGATTTTGAGTTAATTCCTGCTGGCACTGTAGCTCGTGTTATCTTAACTATGAAAAGGGGTCCTGAAGTTATCCCAGATTACTCAACACAACCTATGTTTAAGCAAGGTCAAACTGGCACTAAGTGGCTTGAATGTGAGTTCACTGTGGTTGGTGGTAAGTATGATAAGCGTAAGTTTTGGCAAAATATCATGGTAGATGGTGGCAAGATTAATCCTGAGAGTGGTATGCCTTGGTGTAAAGAAATTGGCATCAGAACTTTTAGAGATATTATCAACAGTACATTTGGTCTTGATCCAAACGACACTTCACCTGAAGCAGCTATGAAGAGAAAAGTCAACGACTTGAATGTGCTTGATGGTGCAGAGTTTTGTGTAAAGGTAGCTGTTGAAAAAGGTACTAATGGCTATGCTGATAAGAACAAGATGATGGTTGCTCTTGCTGTAAATAGTAATGAGTACATTGGTTCTGCACAAGCACATCAAACCAATAACCAACAACCTCAACAACCTAATGGTAATAGTCCATTACCACCTTGGGCAAAGAAGTAGGTTTCTAGGTTTCTAGCGGCAGGACTGCTTTCTCGTCTGCTAGAGTCGGTTTGGGTAGCACCGATGCCGCAAAGCTACCCAACATTTTAGGAACACAAACATTATGAAAACATATGAACAAGGTAAAGCAGAATTAGATGCAGAGTTAATTAAACTCAAACAAGCCATTAAAGATGCAAAAAAAAATATTACTTATGACTTTTATTGTCCTCAATGCAAAAAAACTACAAAGAAGATTGTATCATATGCAAAAATAGGAGGAGGCATCAAAGTTTGTAGTGAAAAATGTAGAACAGCTGCATATAGAGAAAGAAAAGAACAAGCCATAAGAAATGAGTATGAGTCTGAAATACAATCATTAAAACAAAAGATTAGAGATTTAAAAAATGATTCTTAGACCATATCAAGAAGTGGCAGTAGACGATGCATCAACTGCATTAGACAAACATAAGAATACAATTGTGGTTGCACCCACTGGTGCAGGCAAAACAATTATGTTATCTGCGTTGGTTGGCAAGAGATACAAAGTAGGAAACAAAGTTCTTATTCTGCAACACAGAGATGAGTTAGTAAGACAGAATAGAACAAAGTTTTCTAAGGTAAATCCCAACATTACAACTAGCATTGTTGATGGGTCAGAAAAAGATTGGACTGGTAGCACCATCTTTAGCATGGTGCAAACATTATCAAGAGAGAATAATTTAAATAACATAAATCACTTTGATTTAGTTGTGGTTGATGAAAGTCATCACGCAGTAGCAGATACTTATATGCGTATTATTGATAAGGTTAGACAAGCAAACGATTCTGTAGAGATTGTTGGCTTTACTGCAACGCCAAATCGTGGTGACAGAAAAGGTTTGAAGAAAGTATTTACAAACTGCTCACATCAGATTGAGATTAACACATTAATTAGAGAGGGCTTTTTAGTGCCACCAAAAACATACGTTGTTGATGTGGGTGTGCAGAAAGATTTACAAAATGTTCGTAAGACAGTAACTGATTTCGATATGTCAGAAGTTGAAAAGATTATGAACAAACGTGCCATCAACGAAAAGATTGTTGAGGAATGGCAAGATAAATCTGGCGATAGAAAGACAGTTGTTTTTTGTAGCACAATTACTCATGCACAAGATGTATGCGATGAATTTAGAAAGAAAAATATCCGAGCAGAGATTGTAACTGGTGATACACCAAGCGAACAACGTAAAGAAATATTACATGATTTAGAGCATGGTGATGTGCAAGTAGTTGTTAATGTTGCCGTGTTGACCGAGGGATTTGATGCACCTCCCATTAGTTGCATTGTTCTTACAAGACCATGTTCATATAAATCAACTATGGTGCAAATGATTGGCCGTGGTTTGCGAACAATCAGTCAAGAAGAATATCCTGGACTAATAAAGAAAGATTGTATCGTTTTAGATTTTGGTACAAGCGTTCTTACACATGGATCACTTGATGAGGGCGTTGACCTTGATGGTGCTCAAGCAAATGTAAATGGAGCAACGCCACTTAAAAACTGCCCAGAGTGCCAATCTGAAATACCATTGTCATCAAGAGAGTGTCCTATTTGTGGCTATGAGTTTGGAACACAAGACAGAGAGGTTCTTGAAAACTTTACTATGACAGAAGTTGATCTCATTGATAGATCACCATTTAGATGGCTTGACTTGTTTGAAAACAATAGATGTATGATGGCAAGTGGCTTTAATGGATTTAGTTTGGTTGCACATTTAGACGACCTATCTGTGGCTCTTGTAAAGCGTAACAAAGGTCGTTTAAGAGTTATTAGCGTTGGAACAAAGGAACAAGCCATTGCATCTGCTGATGACTTCCTTAGAGGCATTGAAGATGGTGATGGATCAAAGAAAGGAAAGAGATGGTTGAATCAAGGTGTGAGCATGAAACAAAGAGATGCTTTGGCACAACTTGGTCAGTTTGTTAGACCTATGGATTTTAGTTGGAACAAATACAAAGCCGCATGTTGGTTAAATTATTTGTGGAATAAAAAAGAAATTGATGCAAAAATTCTAAGCTATTATGAAGGAGACAATAATGCAACGTAGTGAAGCATTGAAAAAAGTAGATTTAATTATTAATGGACCGAGAGCTAAATCTCACGGAGATGCTACGGAAACACATACATATATAGCTCAGATGTGGAATATATTACTAAGGAAAAAGTTAAAAGAGCCTTTAGACATACACGATGTTTATAGAGCTATGATTGGCATTAAACAAATTAGGAACAGTCAGAATCCAAAAGTTGATGATAACATGATTGATATTATTGGATACGCTGCATTAGCTTTGGAGGCAAAAGATGGCAAGAATGGTAATTGAATATACTATTCAAGAAGAAAATGATGTAGGTGTTGAAAACTTTAAAGATGGCAAGATGTTTGTTCAGTTTAGTTTTGATGACCACCCAAACGTTACTGCGGATAAGATGAAAGATGCGTTGATTAATGTGATGAATAAAAATAAAGATTATGTTTTAAACATAAGTTTTATCGCCAAGTTTGAAGGCGTAACAATGGCAGAGGGTGCCATGTATAAAGAAGGAGAAGGTAGATGGATAAACCCACAATCGGAGACGATTCATTAAAAAACTTAACTAAATTATTTACAAGAATTGGTTGGGATAAAAAGTTAAGCGAACTTAGTGAAGATGAAATACTCGTCACAATATTAATTATGCAATTCTCAAAAAGGATAGATTCAGATGAACAATACACAAAGGACAGACTCGACAAACTACTTCTTGAATATGTCTATGAAAAGCAAGATGAATCAGAAATCAACGAAGACGAAATACCTTTTTGAGGAAATTATTGATCAAACTATTGTAGACAAAAATAGGAAAGAACCGAGGCGTAAGTATCTAGGTGCATCAATGTTGGGGGATAAGTGTGCAAGAAAAATACAATACATATACACTGGTTGTGAACCTGATGAGGAAAAAAAGTTTAACGCCAGGACTTTAAGAGTATTTCAGTTAGGACATGAGTTGGAAACAAGTATGGCTGGTTGGATTAGAAACGCTGGATTTGACATAAGAACTATGGACAGTAATGGCGAACAATTTGGTTTTTCCATAGCAGAGGATGAAATCAAGGGTCATATAGATGGTGTTATTTGTTCTGGACCTTTAAGTGTAGATTATCCAATGTTGTGGGAGTGCAAGTCTGCCAATGAAAAAAAGTTTAGAGACTTTAAAATGAAAGGCATAAAAGCCAATCCCACTTATGAGGTTCAAGTTGCGTTGTATCAAGCATATATGGAGCTAACAGACAATCCTTGTTTGTTTACAGTTATCAACAAAAATACTAGTGAAATTTTTTACGAGTTAGTTCCGTTTAATCAGAATTTGGCACAATATGCTAGTGATAGGGCAGTTGATATATTAAGAGCATCTAAGCAAAATGAAATGTTGCCTAGAATAGCACAGAACAGAGATGTTTTTGAATGTAAGTTTTGTCAGTTTGCAGATACATGTTGGGAGCAAGGTTGATGGCGACACGGAAGGTAGCAAGGTGCCGCCATCAAGGGGAATGGTAATGAACATTATAAAGTTTGGCAATAGTAAAAGGACTATGGATGCAAGGGAGCTTGTAGAGTTAATTAGTGAGAAAGTTCCAGCACATGTTCAGATTGATTTACTTAAAGATACTTATCCACAAGGTGTTGTCAGAGGTGATCAATTTACTATTGGATCGCTTGGTGGAGAGGCAGGTAAATCTCTTAAAATAGACATAAACCCTAGATCACCATACTTTATGAAAGGTCAAGATTTTAATGGTGCAGATGGAGTTGGAGGTATTGTTAAAATATTGATGGAGGGCAGAAATATGAAGTTGCCTGAAGTTAAAGAATTTTTTGATAGTTATTTAGATGATGATGCACCAAGACCAGTTGAAAAAATAAGTTCTATTGTTGACCCTAACATACAACAGATAAATCTAAACACACCTTATGATAGCGAACATAAGTATCTTAATGCACAAGGTGAACTGCTTTGTCTTGTTCGCAGATACAACGCAAAGGATGATGAGGGCAACCCTGTTTTAGATAGTCATGGTAAGCCTAAGAAAGAGTTTAGGCAGTTCACTGGTGGCAGTAATTATCCAAAGATGCCAGATGTTAGACCACTCTATAATATACCGAACATAGTTGCGTCAGAGAAAATAATATGGGTAGAGGGCGAAAAGTGTGCAGATGCACTTAATGATCTTGGTTATACTGCCACATGCACAATGGGTGGTGCTGGTATGTTATCTAAGAAGTCTGCAAATCTATTTGACTTTTCACCCTTGCATGACAAAGAACTTATAATATGGCCTGATAATGATAATGCAGGTCGCAAACTAGCAGAGCTTGTTCAAGAACTTGCATTAAATGCTGGTGTAAAATCAGTAACTACATTAACACCACCAAGGGGTAAGCCCGAAAGATGGGATGTTGTAGACGCTGTAGCCGAACAATTTAACATAAATGAGTTTCTTAACACAAATGTGAAGCAAGTTAAGAAGAATATTAATCTTCTTGATGATAGTTTATTAATAAATAGATTTGTTGGTGATGCACCAGTACAGAAGTTTTTGATAGCGAACACTCTTCCATTAGCTGTGCCAATTATTTTTTCTGCCGCAGGAGATGCTGGTAAAGGTATGATGACACTTGACTTAGCCATGAAAGTATCAAGTGGTTTACCCATGTCAGAATCTTTTGGTGGCACAATTAGTGAGTTTGGTAATTCTATTATATTTACTGCTGAAGATGATGAGGCAGAGATGCACAGAAGAATAGAAAGGCTTGACATAGACAATCAAAGGTCAAGCTATGAGCATGAATTGAGAATTGTAAGTTTGCCTAATGTTGGTGGCGTGTTTCCTATATTACAAGAAACACATGATGGCTATAGAACAAGCGATGAATTTGATAAACTTTACGAACAAATACTACAAATGAAGAACTTAAAACTTATAGTCTTTGATCCATTGGCATCTTTTGTACACGCAGATGTTAATGCAGATCCAGCGGCGGGTGCGGCATTGACTGGCTTACTTGCACAAATAGCCACAGAAACTGGTGCTTCAGTTATTATGTGTCATCACATGACAAAGATCAAAGAAGATACAGTTGTTAGCACACCAGAACAAGCAAGAAATATGATCAGAGGTACGTCTGCATTAGTTGATGGTGTTCGTTGTGCTTTTGCGTTGTGGCAAGTTGATGAAGCCAATGGTAGAAGACGTTGCCAAGACCTTGGCATAGATTATCAAAGAAATAAATGTTTTGATGGTGCAGTTGTTAAATCAAACGGACCTGCAAATAGAAATATTAGACATTTTATAAGAGATGAGTTTAGTGGTTTGTTACTAGATAGGAGTGATGACATATCAAGGCTTCATAGTGGCACTAATAAAGAAATTAAAAAGACTGCATTGTACAATTGGATTGCAGATTGTGAAAGAGAAGGCAGAGCCATGACCCAACAGTCTGGTGCAGATGCCATCTTACAACGTATGTCTGCTGATACAGACGCACCTAATGTGCTTAACAACTGCACACAACGTATGATAGATGGAATAGTAAGAGAGCTTATACAAGAGGGCAGAATTGCAAAGTATTCATTTAGCACAAGTGGTGGTCGTAAGTGGCTTGGCACCATAGATGGCAGTATGAGCAGAGGTGAATACGAGGCAACTACTGCGAGGGATAATGTTTAAAATAGTAGATTTATTTAGTGGCATAGGTGGTTTTAGCTATGCTGCCGAAAAAATAGTAGGTGGCTTTGAGACAATAGCTTTTGTTGAAAGAGATGATTATTGTCAAAAAGTCTTGCGAAAACATTGGCACGATGTACCAATATATAGTGATATAAGGAGTTTTGATGCAAAAGAATACAAAGACGCAGACATCGTTGTTGGAGGATTCCCATGTCAACCTTGGTCGGTTGCAGGCTCTCAAAGAGGCAGCGAAGACGACAGAGATCTCTGGCACGAAATGGTTAGGATTATTGAAGACATACGGCCTAGATGGGTCATTGGCGAAAATGTGTCGGGTTTTGTTACAATGCCAATGGGTCTCAGAAGAAGTCTCGTTGACCTGGAAAGTATCGGGTATAAAGCCATACCATATCTTATTCCAGCTGCAGCCGTCGATGCCAAACATAGACGAATGCGATGCTGGATTGTGGGCTACACCGAACACGATGGATCATCTACCTCCACGTTCAGAAGAGGGAACAACCAAACTAATGGAGGGTCATCGCAAAGGCAGAACAAAACCAGCGAACTTGAGGGAACAAGTAGACGAACAGACAATGAGTTTGTACAAACAGATATCTTCGACCTTATGGCCAACACCGACAACACAAGAGATAGAACACCCGCAAGCGGAACTAACAGCGAACAACAGATGCTTGAGCAAGGACGGGCAGACATCTCACAGTCTGAACCTAGCAGACAGCGTGATAATGTGGCCTACACCGACGACAAAGGGGTACGGACATGCGTCAATGGGTCAGACAATGATATTCAGAAAAAAAGTGGAAGCTGGGGAGATGACCGAACAACAAGCAGAACAGATGCTGGGAGTAACACTAAGACCACCAAGAATGGAGAAATGGGACTATCCGAAAAAGGAGATGTTCCCTACACCAACGGCAAGGGATTACAAGGACTCGGGAAGCATAGAGAATTGGAAAGAGAATCGTCAAAGAATGAGTCTTCCGAGGAAAGTATACAAGGGTGTAATGGAACAGACTTCAGAAGAAAACCAGTCACCTGGGAGCCTGAACCCAACGTGGGTCGAGTGGCTAATGGGGTACGAAATAGGGTACACCGACTTAGATGTTTAGGGAATAGTATCGTGCCACAGGTGGTGGCTCGGATATTTTATGCAATCAAGGAGGCAGAAAATGATAGAGAAATACGCTAGATGTGCTGATTGTGATAGATTTGTCCGAGATAAAAAAGAAACTTTATGTAATAGATGCAAGAAACGTAGACTATTGTTTAGAGAAAAAAAGAACATTAATATTGGATCACAACATTGTCCAGATGAACAGCTCTTTGAAGATGACCCCCGTGCACTAAAAGAAATAGAATATGGCAAAGTGTACAAAACAAGCACTCACGTGTTTGGTAGAAGTATTTTAGATGATTTAGGTTGACATGAGTGCCTATTGTAATTATATATAGCATATAAAGATAGTAATCGTCAGATTACCCTTTTGTTTTAAAAATGTTTGTTTAAAAAAGACCTGGCTTAAAACTGGGTCTTTTTTTTTGTCTTGACATTGGCATTGACTTCCTATAATAACTATCCTATACTAGCAATTATGAGGAATTATTATGTCAAAGTTTGAAAAATTTGTAAAAGATGAGTTTGTTAATAAACCATTGATGGCAAGTGAAATCATTGGTGCTATGTCGCAACCAAAGAGAACCATCATGGGTTATCATCAACATTCTTATGCCGAGGCAGCAATCAGAAAATTGCAAGTTAAACTGGTTAATGCACAGAAGTTTGTTATCAGTAATGATCTCATTGATCATGCCATTGAGGCATCATTATCAAGACCATATGTTTTGAATGAAATGATTAAGGGTGCTATCCCACCATTTAAAAATATGTTTATCGAATGGGATGAGCATTATCGTGTTCATGCAATGACTAAATTGTATCATAAGCATTTACCTCAATATAAAGATAAGATTGAGCCACCAAAAGATCATATGGATCGTATTGGTTATCATATTCATGAAAGAGAATCAGATGTTAATGGTAGACTTACTTTTGGCGATTCAATCACTACTTACGAAATGTGGTGTTTATTACCTAAATTAGACGGAGAAAAAGAAGGAAAATGGATCATGTCTCCTATGTCTAATTGTATTGTTAACGATGAATACACTAACCATGATCGTATGTACCAACATTTTTTAAACACCATTGTTAAAGAAAATAATTTTGGTGATGAATACGTTAAACCTAGGTTAGATAAAAATTTTTGGATTAAAGAGCAAGTAAGTAGTGCAGTTAAATTAGTTGGTCATCCTTACGTTTTAAAATATTTTGGTGAGTATAATAACAATGAAGATTATTGGAAAGCCACTCCACTTGATGGCAATGTAGAAGATTATAAAGTAATGAATGAAATTTATTCACGATTTAATACTACTCATTCAAGCAGTATGGAGTGGATTGCTGCCAAAGATGAAGTTAAAAATGGTTATGTTCAACAAACAATGTCAGATATTGCAAGGACACATTTAGCTTTATTGCAAGGTGGAGATATGAGATTTATTGTTAGTGTCCTATCATTGCTTAATTATGATCTCATCGTTCAACAAAAACAACAACCTGCAAAAAATAAAATTACACACGTTAGATATGGAAAACGTGTACCACTTAATGAATATAATCTTATCAATATTGATTTGCCAAAGCCTAAAGGCAGAGTTGTATATGAAAAGATTTTTACTGGTCATGGATCGCCAAAGAGATGGCACATGAGAAGAGGTCATTGGAGACGCTATCGTGATGCAAAAGGTAATATTACGAAAAGAGTTTGGATTGACCAATGTGAGGCTGGCAGTAAAGAGTTAGGCTCTAAAATTAACGACTATAACTTACAAAAAGCAAAAGGAGAGTAAAATGGGCGAGTATGAATGTTTAGATTGTAACGAAATGTTTTGGGCTGAAGAACCACCTTATCCATTAGACATCTGCGATGAGTGTAAAGAAGAGAGAAGGGAGAGAGCTAATGACAGCGTATCAAAATAACTTTCTTATTGAAGTTGAGGAATATTTCGGTGCATTATTAACAGATGATGGACTAACAAACGATCAAGCCTTAGTCTTAGTTAAGAAACAATATGGCGAACACGGGCATGAGTATGTTTGTGATCTAATTAAGAAGGAGGAGCAATATGAATACTAAATACTTGAAATTACATATTCATAAAACAACAATTCACAAAAAGCCAAGTGCTTTAGTAAGGTACTACAGAAAGTTTGTTGAATGGTTAAAATGTTTCTAATGATTTGCGTTGTTTGGGTTGAAGGCTCAAGATACATGGGTGGTAAAACCAATTGTATGTGGCACATCAGCAAGGTTGAATATAGAACCCTTGAAGAGTGTAGGGCAGATATAAACAATAGCAAAAGACTGGTTTTAGGTCGGCTTAGAGATGAGTTCGGTGATAAGCCAGATGATTACAACGTACAAGCTAGTTGTCTTAAGGCTGCTTAATGTTGGTAATCATAGAATCGCCTTATAAAGGTAAGGTAAAACAAAACTTAGCATACGCTAAAAAGTGTATGTTTGATTCATTAATGCGAGGCGAGTCACCATTTGCCTCGCATTTACTTTATACGCAAGTCTTAGATGATGCGATCAAAAAACAAAGAACAATGGGCATGGAAAGAGCTTTTAACTGGTATAAACACGCAGATCTTATGGCAGTTTATATAGATAAAGGTATATCAGATGGCATGAAAAAGGGCATTGAAGTGGCAGAAAAGCTCGGAATAGAAATGGTTTATAGGACATTAAATGGAAGTAATAATAGAAGGTAGCACAGTATATAATGGCGACTGTTTAGAAGTCATGGATACAATAGATAAATGTTCGGTTGATAGCGTGGTAACTGATCCTCCGTATCACCTTACATCAATAGTCAAAAGGTTCAGTAAAGAAGATTCAGCACCAGCTCAGTTCGGTACAGACGGAGCTTTTGCTAGAGCGTCAAAAGGTTTTATGGGTAAGGAGTGGGATGGTGGCGATATAGCTTTCCAAGCAGACACATGGCGTAAATGTTATGAGTTGTTAAAACCAGGTGGTCATTTGATAGCGTTTAGTGGATCACGAACATACCATAGAATGGCATGTGCCATAGAAGATGCTGGGTTTGAAATCAGAGACCAATGTATTTGGTTGTATGGTAGCGGGTTTCCTAAAAGCCACAAAGTCGGTGATGGTTGGGGTACTGCCTTAAAGCCAGCACATGAACCAATGGTGTTAGCAAGAAAGCCCTTGTCGGAGAAGTCGGTGTCGGACAACGTGATGAAGCATCGGACTGGTGCAATAAACATTGACGAGTCTCGGATACAAGGCGAGGTAAAGCACCCAAACACAATGCCAGACTTCCGTGATCAAGGCGAACAAAGTAAAAAAGCAATCGGTGTGGACAAGCTATCATTTGGTCAGACATCTAACGCTAAACGAAAAAAAGTTGTTCGCCAAGCTAGGTCAACAGATGGCGTATGGACTGATGATAATAGTGGTATGAAGTCGGAGGGATCGGAGTACGCAGATGCAGACCCAAGAGGTCGTTGGCCTAGTAATGTAATGCACGACGGAAGCGAACAAGTACAAGATATATTTCCAAAGACTGTCAGCACAGAGGTCAGTAGACAACGAACACACAAGGGGATTTGGTCTGGTGAACTCAATGACACCGAACAATTCATGCCAGCTTACGGAGATCATGGTAACGCTTCTCGGTATTTTTATTGTGCAAAGACATCAAAAGATGAGCGTAAATCTGGACTAGGTGGTGAGATAAAAGCGAACACACACCCAACAGTTAAACCAGTGGAGCTTATGAGATACCTTGTTCGCCTGGTAACGCCTAAAGGAGGGCTTGTTCTCGATCCGTTTATGGGTAGTGGATCAACTGGCATGGGTGCAAGAGAAGAAGATTTTAGGTTCATTGGCATAGAAAAAGAAGAAGAATACTACGAAATCGCCAAAGCCAGAATAAAAAATATAAAACCACAGTTAAAATTGTTTGACATATAGGTAATGAGTGCTTATATATATAGTATAACATTTTTAACAAAAGGAGAGTATGTTATGAATATGAAGAAACTTAGTATGTTTTCAGATCAAGCCGAAGATATTAAATTAGGTGATATGGAAAACTGGTTAGACCAAGAGATTGCTAACACTAGTGATCAATCAATCAAAGAAGAGTTAAAAAAGCATTATAATAATATTAGTAATATTAGAACTTTTTATGCACAACACCAGTATAACAAACATCAAGAAGAAAATCTTGTTGGTGAATTGCATGAGGGTATTACTGATTTACATAATCAATTGCAAAGTGGCAAGATGACTCTTAAAGATGCCAACACTATTGCTATTAACATTTGCAAAGGTATCACAGAAGAATTTGTGGAGAGGCAATAATGTTATATGGTGCATATGGTGCGAATCTAAATATGTCCAACATGGAAGTGCGTTGTCCACAAGCAAAGCCTATGATTAGTTTTATGCTTAAGGACTATAAGCTTGTATTCAATGGTGTTGCAGACATCATTGAGTGCAAGGGTGCAGAAGTGCCTATTGGCTTATGGAAGATTACAGATGAGTGTGAGAAGGCCTTAGATAGATTCGAGGGTTTCCCATATTTGTATAAAAAGATTTATGTCAAAGACCTTGATATTCCAGGTGCAAGAGGAAAGTGTATGTTCTACGTTATGCGTAGAAAAGGGTTTGGTGTTCCACCAGCTCATTATTACAATTGTATTGCACAAGGTTATGAGGACTTTGGTATGGATAAAGACTATTTGTGCTGGGCAGTTCGTGAAGCTGAAGAAGCTCAAGAACTCAAAGTTAATCTAGCAAGGAAAGTGGGGTCATAATGGCTAAAGTTAAAAACTTTCCTAGAGTTCGTTGCACAAAGTGCAACGAGAATATTCTGCGTAACCGAGAACTGATTGTCAATAAACGAACAATCTGTCTTGGTTGTGCAGTAGAGATGGGTCTTACACAAAAAATTAAACTAGATATTAATCATAAACAGAATTGTTATAAACGTGCAGGATTAGGCGATGATGATTGTCATTATTGTTGGGTTCAAACATGGGGAGCAATGCGTGATTTAGGCTATGAATGTACCGATAATGGCTCGTGGTTTAAACGTACAGATTTCCATAATGTACTGGTGATTTATGAGTAATTTACTTACCACTTACCAACTTACTTGGTAAGTAAAAACAGAGGGAAGTTATAAGTCATTGATAATATTAGATAAATTAAATCAACTTACCGAACTTACTTTTTATCATTGCAAGTTAATTTTAGCTTGTAAGTCATTGATTTTATTAGTACTTACCAACTTACCGAACTTCCCCCCCTATAGGGGGTATAGGGGGGTGGTAAGTAACCCACCCCATACCCTATATATATTGTTAGCAAAAAAGGAGAACTTATGCCAAGAGTAGGAGAAGATCTATCTAGGGAGCAAAGGCTATCTGGTCAAAAAAGATTAACAGATAAACAACAGGCTTTTTTGGATAACTTCATGCACAAAGACATGACACAAACTTCTGCAGCACGATCTGCGGGATATGCAAACCCAGGCGTTGATGCTGTTCGCTTGTTGCGTAACCCAGTGGTGCAAGAACGATATCAGGAAATGCGTGAGGAGGCTCGGTCTAGGTTCGGTGTAACTATTGAGAAGTCAGTTCGTGATCTGCTTAAGATTAGAAATGAAGCGTGGGAAAGTGGTAAGTTCGGTGAAGCTATTCGTGCTGAAGAACTCAGATTAAAAGCGACAGGATTGCTTGTAAATAAGGCTCATGTACTACATGAACAGGCAGACACTATGACAAGAGAGCAAATATTAGAAAAACTACAGGAATTTCAAAACCTTGCACAGAAACGCATGAAAGTAGCCACAAAGACCCATAAAGACCCACAGACGATAGAACATAATAGCGTTAAGCCCACAAAATAACGCTAACACTTGGCGTGTTCGGTGAGGCGTTGGGCTTCGGACTTGACCAGTCGGTGTGTCGGACTCGGATTCGGACTTCGGACTCGGACTTGTTCGGTGTCGGACTTACTCGGTGTCCAGGTTCCTCCCTCCTCTGTTCGTTTTTTTCGCACACCTTTGAACTCTTCGCATACCTACAAAACGAATAATTGTTCGCTGGTCTTCCAGGCGACTAGGTGGCGTTGCGAACTATTGTTCGCTTACGCACCAGGCAACATTTGGCCGAGCACGAATAGAAAAAAATAATATTAGTTGTTGACTAGTAGGCAATAATTGCCTATAACTATAATATATTGATTCGCTAAGTGCGTGGATGTGTTCAGGAAGAACAAGCACCACTTGAGTTAATATAACAAGGGTAAGCTTCTGAATGAGATAATACTAAGGCCTTTGGTTATTTAGCGATTGTTTCAAAGGAACAAAAAACCCGCAACATGAGATCGAAGTTTTGGGATGGGGGTTCACAGATCTAAAATAGCAACTTCCTCAATCATTTAAGTGGGTTAATAACCACAGTCTTAAACGAGAGCTGGGGACTTAAAAAATCAGCTCTCATAAACAAACAAACAAACAAAAGGAGAGTCCATTATGGATGATTTAAAATTTGATACTGTTGAGTATTCAACACAACAATTAAAAGACGCTTTCCCAAAGGGGTCTACTGTCTACTTAGTAATCAGACAAGTTTCAAGAAGTGGGATGTATAGGCACATCAGTTGCCACTCTATTAAAGATAGTAACATTAATCATTATTCTTACCATGTTGCCAAGGTTCTTGAATGGACTTACAAAGCTAAAACCAATTCCGTTGGTGTTGGTGGTTGTGGTATGGATATGGGTTTCCATATGGTTTACACTTTAGCGAGTGTTCTGTATGGCGACGGCTATGCTCTAAAAGAGAGGTACATTTAAAATGTTTTGGATGTTTCTAATTAATGCTCTCGGAGCGATCACAATGTTCGGATTTTTCTTTTACTTATTATTAATCACTTAGAAAGGGGGATTGTTCGCAACGAAGCCAGGGGAAACCCTGGCTTTTTTGTTCGGCCTTTCAGCTCCCGGGGCGTAAAGCGAACCATTGTTCGCTCACGCTTCCCGGGCACCTGGTGTGTCGGCCAAAAAAAGTCGCAGAAATCTGCGATTGTTCGCTCTACCACCCGGGAACTACCAGGAGACACCTAGCCGAGCTAGGTACGCAAAGAACTATTGTTCGGTATGATAGCCCTCGGTCTTCGGTGTCGGTCTTCGGATTCGGTGTTCGGGCTTATCTTTACATTAGCCGTGCCTACCTGGCTCCAGGTTTTTTTTGAGCGAACATTGGCCAAAAACATAAAAGCAAGCTGCTTAAAAATAAACGAACATTTATTACTTTAAGGTATACAATGCCTATAAAATTTAGTATACTTGATTCGTTACAAACAAACATTTTAACAACATAAGGAAAAATATTATGACTAATATCACTACAGACAGAGCTTTAGGATTTGAAAGAGAATTTGATAATTTGAGTCCAGAAACTTTAAGGAATGAGATTCTCGCAAACTATCCACATTTAGATTATTTAAGAGTAATTAGAGACGGCTCGTTACCTAATGGGGGCGAGGTAGTATTTCCTCCATTAAGTTTTAAAGCAGAATCCACATGGCAAATTTCAGGCGAGGTTAATGATATTATTATTAGGCTTGGAGGTCGAGTGACTAAATCATGTGGTCACCATGTTCATGTTGGTTTAAAACCTATTACAATGGATGCAGAAGAATTTAATACTAAATCAATTGCTAAGTTTAGACAAAACAAATACTTTCAAGACTCAAACGATGCGATTCAATTCGAGGTCATTAAAGATGTTTGTTTTAGATATGCCAAGCATCAATTGATTATAAATTCTTTTCTTGCTCCTAGTAGAAGAGACTCAAGGTATTGTAGAAACATGACAGATAGAGTTACTCGCATCGAGAATTGTACAAACTTAAGACAATTGCAGAATGTTTGTGGAGGCAAATTTAATGCTATAAACATTTCACATCTTGAAGAAAATGGTGGAGGTAAACTCACAATCGAGTTTAGACAACATCAAGGTACATTTAACAATGTTAAACTTAAAAACTTTGTTGAGTGGATCGTGACTCTTGTTGATTATTCACATCACCAAAGATTCAATTTAGTTGATCAAGGTACAAGATACACAGAAGAATTAAGGAACACGATGCCTCCTTATTCTAAATTGTGGAAAGTTTTTGAAATGTGTCAATCTGTTAATGGTGCAACGACTCAAGAAATTATGAGTCAATGTGGTATTAACGATGCAAGATCTGTGAGACGCACAATCAATACAATTAGAAGGAAGGTTGGTTGTACTCAATGTGTGATCACATTAAATCAGGAATTTTATGGTCATTTAAATGGTTCATCAAATGGAATGTACGATCTTAATGGATACAAGATTCCCACAGAGATCGAGAGAGTCTCAAATGGTACAATGCAATTAAATAACAATAGCGATTGTATTTGGTCTAATGTTAGAGATAATCTAAAGGAATGGTTGCAGAATAGATTTACAAGATAATTTGTAAATCTACAGATTCGGATCGGTGGGGGCGTACCATATACGCCCCCTTTTTTTATATTTTGTAAATAGTACGCACCTTGCACTAACTTCACCTCAAACAGCCCCCCGTGTTTTGAAAACGGCAGCCAAAAAAAATTTTATAAAAAAATTTCTTGACCTTTAGGCACTGAAAACCTATAATCATGTTATGAAGATATATACCATGAAATATGATGGTGGTAAGTTTGAAGTGCATGGCGACCCAGCACAGATGATTGACCAGATCACAAAAAAATCACAAATGGCTTTTAGAACAAGGGAAGATCTTAGGCGTACTTATGCCTCGTTGGTCTCAGATTACAGTGGAAATCCAGTAAGATTTGGTTCTGATGATGATTTCATTGAGGATTTAATAGAATTTGGAGTATTAGAGGAAAAAAATGAAGAAAAATGACAAAAGTTTTAGTGATTGGACTGGAGATAAGCTTAAAGAGCACCGAAAAGGGCTTAGTCTTAGCCAAATAGACATGGCAAAGAAGCTAGGCATGAGCGAAAGAGGGTACAGATGCTACGAAACTGACCATTATCGCATACCATTGTCTGTCAAGTACGCTGTTTTGTACTTAAGCGAGGCCAAAACGCCAAAAAAGGGCAATGAAGAGGTAGTAAATTACGATCAGAATAAAAATCCTTTAACAAAACACGAAGAACAACGCATTTGGAAGCTTTGTAATGCGATAGATCACACGATTGGCGATGCAGAGAAGCGTCAAGATGAGATTTGGGTAACGAGATTACTGGATCAGAGCAATAGAGAGATGACAATGCTATTGCAAAAAGCCACTTAGTAAGATACTATCTCCAAAAGACGTTAAATTTGGAGATTTTTGATGGCAAACGGACCTATGGGTGGTTTCATGCCGACACCAGCGGCACCTGCACAACCTCCTTCAGTAAAATTAGATACTACAGCTGCCAGTCGTGGCACTTTTAACGAGTTTTTAAGGAATATGAATGGTGCCATGAATCCTCCATTAGCACCTATGGTGGGTGCCAATCCCATGATGGCACCCGCAGCTAATATAGATATATTCAATCCACCAGTGCAAATGATGTTTACTGGAGGCGAGGTTGATGATTTTGGGGATTTCGCATCAGCTGGTGATTTTAGCGTTGGGGGTGGAGGCTTTGGTGGAACAGGTGGCGATGAAGATAGTTTTCAACAAGCCTTAGATGATCAAGGTTCAACAAATTTTGATAGTCCTGCTACAGATGTATTTGCAGATGACCCAAGTTCTGCCACGCCAATGGGTTTAACCATGCCATCTGGACAAAATCTAAGTGCTAGAACTTTACCAAAGATAAATTTTACAAATAAATCAATTGAAGAAGCCTTTGATAGATTAAATGTGCCACAAAAGACTAGAAAAGAGCTAAGAGCGGATTTACAAGATCGAGCAAAAAACAATGACATTATAGGTGCATTAGACGCTGCTCAAAAAGACAGTGCAGAATTTGACAAGACGAGTTTAGGTGAGAAAGTTGTAAATAGCATCATACAAGCGTCAAATGTAAATCCAGTAGATTTTTCACGCAAGGCTTTTAATGTAGAAGATGTATTAGGTGATGTTGGTGTAACTAAATTAGGCGAGGGCGATCCAAGATTAGGTATAGATTTGTTTGAAAACATAGTTCCCGATCCAGCAGTTGGACTAAAAAACTTTCAAACTGGACTACCAGGTGCAAACTTACCGAATGTTGGATCAACTAGAAGCACAGTTGCACAAGATCAAGCAAGAGCGATTGCTAATTTAGTTGGTGGCTCTCCACCTCTAACTGATGTTGAAAGAGGGTTACAACAAAATCAACAAGAGTTGATGGCACAAAGAGGTAGAGCATTAGGTCCAATAACTTTTTCAGATGACTTAGCAGGTGGCACAGGTAGAAGTGATCCGTTTGTAGGTCCTGATTTAGATGCACTCAGATCTGAGAGAGCTACATTTGATACTATTTTTGATCCTGATACTTACAAAGGACCAAAAAAAGATATACCAAATGTTGGAATGACAGGTGGCAGAAGAGACCCAAAATTAACGATTGCCGATAACACCGACCCTAGAGAGGACACGTTAGGTGTTTTACCAGCACAAACTTTAGCTGACATTGAAAGATTAAGTAATGTGCCAGTTGGTCAAAGAAAAGCAGGCCCTGGCACTGACCCAGCATTTTTTCAAGGATTGGGCTTACCATCATTTTTTGATGGCATTGAAAGATTTAGCAGAGATAGAATGGCAGCTAAATTAGCCAAAGGTGATGTGCCTGAAGATAGAATTGTACGAAATGATAGTGGTAGGGTTGTGGCGTTAAAAGATCAATTTGGAAGGACTGTTGAGGGTGTAGATCCAAATGAGCCGATTGGTGGTGGTGATGATAATCAAGAGCCTATAATCAGAAGACCTATAATTCCTCCGAAGGAAGAAGAAAAGAAAGATGACGACAGACCACCGAACATCATTGGTGGCACAGAGCCAATAGCTACGCTACCTGTAGAGACGCCAACAGTTGTAGCAAGTCCTTTTGCACCAGCGACATCTAAGATTGAGCCAGTAACTTTTGACAGTGGGCAGTTAAACAGGTTAATTGAGTTATTAACTGGTGTATCTGCCAAGCCAGTTGTATCTGCTGCAGAGGGTGGTTTAATTAGAGCGGTAGATGATTTCTTAGCCACAGGAACATGAACCTAGATTTTGCAGAATATTTAAGTGATGATGAGTTATCAAAGATAGCTCCCATGCTTGAGAGATTGTCTATGCTTGAAAAGCAAAAGCTTAGTCAAGACAAGTACATGGATTTTGTAAAACGCATATGGCCTTCTTTCATAGAGGGTAGGCATCACAAGACATATGCAGATAAACTTCAACAAGTAGCAGATGGCAAGATTAAGCGTTTGATTGTTAATATGCCGCCAAGACACACTAAATCAGAGTTTGCCAGTTATTTATTTCCGTCTTGGTTAATGGGCAAAAAGCCTGATTTAAAGATTATACAAGCTACACACACGGCAGAGTTAGCCGTTGGTTTTGGTCGTAAGGTTAAGAACTTAATTGATAGCGAGGACTTCAGAGATATATTTCCAGAGGTTAAGTTAGCTGCCGATGCGAAGGCATCTGGCAGATGGTCAACGAACAAGGGTGGCGAATACTACGCAGTTGGTGTAGGTGGTGCATTAGCTGGTCGTGGTGCCGACTTGTTAATTATTGATGATCCAGTATCAGAACAAGATGCGTTAAGTCCTACTGCACTTGATAGTATTTACGAGTGGTACACATCAGGTCCAAGGCAAAGACTACAGCCGGGTGGATCTATTATTATCGTAATGACACGTTGGGGTATTAAGGATTTAACTGCAAGAGTATTACAGAAACAGGCACAAGGGGGTGCCGATAAGTGGGATGTCGTGGAGTTTCCTGCTATCTTTCCTGACACTAATAATGTATTGTGGCCAGAGTATTGGAGTAAAGAAGAGTTAGAGGGCGTTAAAGCCTCAATTCCCGTTAGTAAGTGGAACGCACAATATATGCAAAACCCTACTGCTGAAGAGGGTGCAATAATAAAAAGGGAGTGGTGGAATGTTTGGAATCCTAGTAACCCACCTGCCTGTTCGTATATCATACAATCCTACGACACAGCGTTTACAAAAAATGAGCGTTCTGATTATAGTGCTATTACTACTTGGGGTATTTTTACTCCCGTTGAGGGAGAAGGAGATGCCATCATCTTGCTTGATGCCGAAAAAGGCAGATGGGATTTTCCAGAACTTAAACTTAAAGCACAAGAGTTGTGCGAGGCATATGATCCTGACATGATATTAATTGAGCAAAAAGCAAGTGGTACGCCATTAACACAAGAGTTAAGACGTATGGGTGTACCAGTTACGCCATTTACACCAAGTAAAGGTGCAGATAAATTTGCTCGTATGAACGCTTGTGCACCAGTCTTTGAAAGTGGTATGGTGTGGAGACCTGATGCTAATTTTGCAGAAGAAGTTGTAGAGGAATGTGCGAGTTTTCCACATGGTGATCACGATGACTTGGCAGACTCGATGACACAGGCTATACTAAGATTCAGACAAGGTGGTTTTATAACCACGCCAGATGATGAAGAGTTTGAGCCAAGCTATAGAAGAAAGATGGAGTATTACTGATGGCAATAAAAAATCCAGCAAAAGATCCTCTTAAAGGTATAGCCAAAGTAATACAGACAGTTGGCAGTGGCAAAACTGGCCTTAAGACAGTTGACAAACAAAAGAAGAAAGATGCCATTCTTACAAAGCGTTTGAAAAAAATAGCAAAAACAAGTAAGGTAAAAGCAAAGCCGAAGACTTTTGATATAACACCTGATCCTAAGAAAGATCCTTTTAATATTCAAAAGCAGTCAATTATGATGGCTAGTGAGGGTGGAGTTGTAGATATGACAAAATCAAAAATGATTAACCCAAATACAGGAGAGTAATGTGTCTGAATTTGCAAGAATGAGAAGAAGAAATATAAATTATTTCAAAAAAAATCCAGAGCTTATCGATCCAGGTGAGACTGCTGAAAGCATGGCAGCCAAAATTGCCATTAATCCAGAAACTGTAAAAGGCAAAAAAGATGGTGGACTTATGAAAGCCATTGAGAAAGTAAAAGCTAAAGAGATGAAAGAGGGTGGTGATCCAACAAAGGAACTTGTTGGTGGTCAAAAGAAATTGGACAAAAATAAAGATGGCAAGATTTCTGGTGAAGATTTTAAATTACTAAGAGCAGAGCCTATGAAGCTTGGTGGCGTTGTTAAGATGGGTGCTGGCGGTGGTGTCTGTAAAGGCATGGGCATCGCAAGAGCAGGCGGAAAGTTTAAGCTTAGATAATTATGGCTATTGAAAAAGTAAATGGTATTGAAAATGTAGACCTGCCACAAGGTGTGCAAGTATCTGTAACTGATACAGAAATTACACCTGGCGTTACAGAGTTAGAAGATGGGTCTGCAATAATAGGAGAGATGCAAGAGCAAGTTCAAGCATCTATACCCGTGCCATTTAATGCAAACTTAGCAGAATACATAGACGAAGGCGACCTTGGTGTAATATCAAGCGATATCACTGGAGATATTGATGAGGACATATCATCAAGAAGAGATTGGGAAGATCAGTATAAGGGTGGTTTAGAGCTACTAGGCATGAACTATGAAGATAGGGCAGAGCCTTTTGAGGGTGCATCTGGCGTGGTTCACCCATTGTTAGCAGAAAGCGTTACACAGTTTCAAGCACAAGCATATAGAGAAATGCTACCAGCAAGTGGACCTGTTAGAACACACATTGTAGGTGCAGAAAGTCCTGAGTTACTTGCACAAGCAGAGCGTGTTAAAAATTATATGAATTATCAAATAACTTATGAGATGGAAGAGTATGATCCTGAATTAGATCAGATGTTGTTTTATCTTCCAATTGTAGGTTCAGCATTTAAAAAGATTTACTTTGACCCTTCAATGCAAAGAGCTGTTTCTAAATTTGTTCATGCAGAGGATTTAATTGTTCCTTACAATGCAACAGACTTAAAAACATCTACACGCATTACTCATGTTGTCCGTATGGATAAAAATGAGATTAGAAAATTACAACTACAAGGGTTTTACAAGGATATAGATTTACCCTCATCTGATAGTGGAGGATCAAGTTATGATGAGGTCAAGGAAACAATTGACGACATACAAGGCGTAGAAAAAGGTTCAAGTTACAATGAAGAGATAACATTATATGAAGTTCACACAGATTTAGATTTAATTGGCTTTGAAGATATTGGCCAAGACGGAGAGCCTACTGGATTAAAGATGCCCTATGTTGTCACCATAGTAGAGAAATCTGGTGAAATATTATCAATCAAAAGGAATTTCAATGAAGGTGATCCGTTCCGTAGGAAGATCCCTTATTTTGTTCATTATAAGTTCTTACCTGGTCTTGGCTTTTATGGCTTTGGCCTTACTCATATGATAGGTGGCTTATCAAGAGCTTCTACTTCAATACTAAGACAACTTATAGACGCAGGCACATTATCTAACTTGCCTGCAGGATTTAAAGCAAGAGGTGCAAGGATCAGAGATGACGAGTCTCCACTAAATCCTGGCGAGTTCAGAGATGTAGATATGGTGGGTATGGATTTGCGTCAAGCAATTATGCCTTTACCATTTAAGGAGCCATCTCAGACCTTGTATTCTTTACTTGGAACATTAATAGATTCTGGTAGACGCTTTGCTTCTATGGCCGATATGAAAGTTGGCGAGATGCAAGGTAACGCACCAGTTGGCACGACAATGGCTATAATGGAACGTGGCACAAAGGTCATGTCTGCCATACATAAGCGTCTGCATTATTCACAAAAGATAGAGTTTAAATTACTAGCTCGTATATTTGCTATGGATGTGCCTATGTATCCTTATCAAGTACCAGGAGCACCACCTGAAATTAAGCAAACAGACTTTGACGAAAGAATAGATATATTACCAGTTTCTGATCCTAATATTTTTTCCATGTCACAACGTATTGCTTTAGCACAAACACAATTACAATTGGCACAGAGTAATCCAGATATACATGGACCAAATGGTATGTATCAAGCATACAGAAAAATGTATGAGGCTTTAGGTGTAAATAACATTGATGCAATATTACAACCACCTCCACAACCAATGCCTATGAATCCTGCAAAAGAAAATCAAGAGGCGTTAAAGGGTGGTTCGTTAAACGCTTTTCCAGAACAAAATCATCAAGCACATATTACTGCCCACTTGGCAATGATAAGCACACCAGTTGCACAAGCCAATGCTGCAATAATTATGACCTTGCAAGGACATATTTCTGAACACATAGCAATGATGTCTGAATTACAAGCACAACAAGAAGTTTTGGCACAAGTGCCACCAGAGCAACAAGCAATGATGCAACAAGATCCTAATGCCATGAAAGCTATGCAAGATCAAATAGCATCAAGAAGTGCAGAGTTGGCGGCTGAGATACAAGAGCAATATGCACAAGCATTAACTCCACCACCGAGTGAAGACCCACTTGTAACAATTAGAAAACAAGAGTTGGCACTTAGAGGTCAAGAGATAGCACAAAAGCAAGATCAATTTGATTCAAAGCAAACTCTTGAGAGAGAGAAAGAAAGAAATGATATTCTACTAGATCAACAAAGATTAGATCAACAAGAGGAGTTGGCTAATCAAAGAGATCAAACAACTAGAGATATTGCTGCAATGAAAGCTATGAAAGGATAAATTATGGTTAGTTCAATCAGAGAAAAAATTTGGGAAGTTGAAAAACAGAAAAAAAGACAAAGAAGACTTGCAAAAGAAGGAGTTGTAGATGCCGTTGAAGAAAGGATCGAGTCAAAAGACAATCAGCAAGAACATACGCAAGTTGAGGAAAGAGAAGTACCCACAGAAACAAGCGATAGCGATAGCGTTGTCGAAAGCGGGGAAATCAAAGTCAAAATCAACAAGCCGAAAAAAAAGTCAAAAAAAGCCACAAAGAAAGAGTAGTGGTGGCATGATTAAAAAGTTTTCACCTATAGCCAAACCACAAAGGTTTCAAGGCATATTTTAATGGAGTTATGCGATAGATCCAGCAACAATATCATTGGCCGTTGGTGTTGCATCAAAAGCATTTGATGCGATAAAAAAAGGTTTTTCGGTAGGTCGTGATATTGAGCAAATGTCTGGTGATATCGGTAGATGGATGGGAGCTGTGTCAGATGTTGACAACGCTGAAAAACAAGCTAAGAACCCTCCCCTGTTTGGTAAGTTGTTTAAAGCTGGATCAATTGAGGAAGCAGCTCTCGCCGCTTATGCAGCCAAAAAGAAACTTGAGGAACAAAGATACGAACTCAAGATGTTTTTAAATATGACGTATGGCCCACAAGCGTATGACGATCTTTTAAAGATGGAAGGACAGATACGAAAAGAACGCCAACAAACAATATACAAGCAACAACAATTAAGAAGACAAATAGGCGAAGCTATAACTTGGTTTATTGTAATAGCTATAGTTGGTGGATTTATTGCATTAGTTGCTGGAATTTGGATGAAACAAGCACGAGCAGAAAATTATTTACATATGACAGAGGGTTATATTTACAAACCAAAGGATTATACTAGACAACAAAAAATACATCAGGGTAAAATTAAAAAAAAAAATACACGACTTGCAGACTTGCCAAAAGAATTAAATCTAAAAGTGGTATGATGGCGTGTATTTATATAGGAGGCAATAAAACATACGAGATGATGATAGAAAGTTGGTGTCCAAAAAAATTTAAATGTGTGTATAATCCTTGGCAAAAAGAGCCGAATATCGACGATATCATTGATTCTTTAAACAGTGCAGTAAAAGGAAAGTAATGACACAAAAAAAACTACAAAAAAATTCAATACTAAACGAATACGATCTTGATGGAGACGATACAATCACAGATGACGAGCTTCAAAGAGCTAAAGAGATTAAGGAGACAGAAACAAAATTACGAAAAAATCTTGCACAACTAAGAATGGCAAGATACACATTGATAGGAATGGGAGTATTTACACTTGCAATGTTTTTAGTGCCAATAGAACGAGTACAAGCTTTGGCAGATATTAGTAATTTATTTTACATATCAGGAGCAGGTATTGTTGGTACATATATGGGTACATCAGCATACATGGCAAAGAATGGTAAATAAATGGCAAAAAAAGATCCAAAAACTGGTACAGGAAAAAAGCCTAAAGGTTCAGGAAGAAGGCTCTACACTGACGAAAATCCAAAAGACACTGTTAGCATTAAATTTGCAACTCCTGCTGATGCTCGTGCAACAGTTAGAAAAGTTAAAAGAATTAATAAGCCTTATGCTAGAAAAATTCAAATTCTTACAGTCATGGAGCAAAGAGCAAAGGTAATGAAAAAAGCTGAGGTTGTTAGAATAGCTAAATCTGCAAAAGAATCTTTAAAACGTGCTAGAAAAAAATGACTGTTTTTATGCTCATGTGTTATTTAAACGATAATTTTAATGGTGGGATATACTTCAAAAACATTAATGATTGCTTATATTATTCTGAAAGATTAAGCAGTCAAAAAATTGAAGTGCCAATAAAAGTTGAAAATTATGAATGTATGTGTAAACTCATACCAAGTCTTGATGATAAAAAAGTTAAGGTTTATTAGGAGGTAGCAATGTTACAAGCACTTATAGGTCCAGTAACTGGACTATTAGATAAATTTATTCCAGACGCAGATCAAAAGGCAAAGCTCGCACACGAGATAGCCACCATGTCTGAAAAACATGCTCAAGAGGCACTACTTGCTCAATTGGAAATAAACAAAGCAGAGGCTGCAAGTGGTTCTATATTCAAAGGCGGTTGGCGACCCGCCGTTGGGTGGGTCTGTGCGATTGCTTTTGCCTATCATTTTATCGTAAAAGATTTAATTATTTTTGGTGCAAGTTTTGCTGGTGCAGAACTACCAGATTTGCCCGAATTTGATATGGGTACACTTTTAACTGTTCTCGGCGGCATGTTAGGAATTGGTGGATTGCGAACATACGAGAAGCAAAAAGGATTAACAAAATGACATATGATCAACTTTGGATACTTGCAATGAACAGTATGTTAGATCACGAGGGAAAAGTTAAAAATTGGTGCAAGACTTATTCAGACACTTAAGGATACATTGTAAAACAATGAAAGAAGAAGATAGAAAAATAGTGCCTATTTGTTATATACACAAAGTCGCAATGAAAAAAATTGAACAAGAAGAACCAATCCCCGAATATGGTATATATCGTTATGTAGAATATAAATGTCCAATTTGTTTAACAACTTGCGTAGAAACTTAATATGGACAGTGTAAAGTTAGCAGAACATTTATTGAAGAACATTCGCAAAAGACAAGATGAATTAACACAGTCTTTGGCAGATGGTTCGATAGACTCTATTGAGGACTATCGGTTTATTACAGGTCAGATACGAGGCATGACTTGGGTAATTGAAGAAATAAGAACCTCGATGAAAGGCATAGAAGATGACTAAAAAACTTTACGTTCCCGACAGACTGTTGGCAAAAAATGTCAACCCAACTCCATCATCAATAAGTAAAGGATTCAAGAATGATGAGGTAAATAAAAATGAAGACGATCCTTCAAAATTAGATAGCTCTACATTAGATAGACTTCCACAGCCAACTGGTTATAGACTTTTGGTAATACCATATTATCCAAAAGAGAAAACTAAAGGTGGAATATATATACCCGATGCAACAAGAGAAAGAGAATCATTTGCAACTGTTGTAGCTTATGTTGTTAAAATGGGTCCTGACGCATATCAAGACTCTGATAAATTCCCAAATGGAGCATATTGTTCTGAGAAAGAATGGGTGCTTATGGGTAGATATGCTGGAAATAGGTTCAAAGTGGAAGGACTTGAGCTTAGACTCATAAATGATGATAATATTATTGCAAAAATACTTGATCCAACAGATATTTCTTATGTATAGTGGAGAGCATGATGAATGACACCCAAGAAAAAGTTGAAGAAACTCAAAATCAAGAAGAAAACATTTTAGTCGATATTGAAGAGAATGAAACTAAGCAAGAAGAACCTTCAAAAATTGAGGCTAAAGAAGAAGAGCGAACAGATGTTCGTTCAGACGAGCAAGAAGAAGAACTTGAAAACTATTCTGAGAATGTTCAGAAGCGTATTAATCAATTAACAGCAAAAAGAAAACAAGCTTTAGAAGAAGCTGATGCTGCTTACAGATATGCAGAAGAGCAAAAAAAGAAAAATGAAGAGTTACAAAGTAAACTTTCTCAACTTAATAATGGTTACACTACAGAGTTTGGTAGTAGAATTGAAGCCCAAACAGCTAGTGCAAAAAAACTTTATAAGGAGGCTTTTGATGCTGGTGACGCTGAAAAGATGTCTGAAGCGAGTGACCTCATGGCTAAACTCGCTATTGAAAATGAGAGGCTTAGAATCCAAAAACTCCGAACCGAGCAAAGCAACACAACTCAAACAGATGAGGGACAAAGTAAAGAAGTCCAACCCGAAGCGAGGCAGACCCAAGAAAAACAAGAGTTAGATCCTAAACTACAAAATTGGTTGGATAAGAACACTTGGTTTGCCAAAGACATGGTTATGACTAGAGGTGCTCAAGCCTTACATGAAATAGTTGTTTCAGAGGGTTTTGATCCATCTACAGATGATTATTATAAGGAAATAGACAAAAGACTAAGAGTTGAGTTTCCACAAAAGTTTCAGAGTGACAGAAGAGTCGCCCAGACTGTCGCACCTGCAAATGGCAAAGCCGTAACAAGTGGGCGGAAAAAGCAAATAGAACTTACACCTGGACAAGTTGCGTTTGCTAAAAAAATGAGAATACCCCTAGAGCAATATGCTAAAGAGGTAGCTAAAATTGAAACCAGGAAAGGAGCCTAAAATGGTGGATAGAAGTAATCGAGAGTCTGCAACTCGTGAAAAACAGGAAAGAAGAAAAGCTTGGACACCACCATCACAATTAGATGCTCCACCCGCACCTATAGGTTATAAGCATAGGTGGATAAGAGAACGTGTTATGGATTATGATGATAAAGCAAATATCTATAAACGGCAAAGGGAAGGATACGAACTTGTTCGTGCAGAGGACTATCCTGACTCAGACTACCCCGTGATTGATGAAGGCAAAAATGCTGGAGTAATTGGTCAAGGAGGACTTTTATTAGCACGGATTCCAGAAGAAATTGTAGAAGAAAGAAATCAATACTTCATGGATAAAACCAACACACAGATGGAGGCTGTAGATAGAGACTTAATGAAAGAATCTAATCCTGCAATGCCAATATCTAAAGAAAGGAAGTCTCAAGTCGCTTTTGGTGGCAAGAGGCAAAGTTAATAAAATTCTTACTTAGGAGTTAAAAATGGCAAATCAAGATGCTGCTTTTGGCATGAGACCAGTTAAGATGATAGGGGGAGCACCCTACACTGGTGGTCAAAGCCGATATAGAATTGCTGCCAATTACGGAACTGCTATCTTTCAGGGCGACATGGTCGCTCAAGTTACTGGAGGTGGTGTAGAAGTACACGCTGATGGTGGTACAGTACCAATAGTTGGAGTGTTCAATGGTTGTAGATTTACAGATCCTACAACAGGAAAAGAAACCTTTTCC